GTAGACTTTACAGCAGGTGCAACCGTTTGGTCAACCACTTTTTTGCTTTTTTCTCCTTCAAACTTTGTTGGAAACTGTTCTTGTATTTGACGATCTATCTCTTCGTAATATTCATCAGATCGTGGATCATATCCTTGTTGTTCAACCAGCTTACGATGAACGGCAAAAGCCGTGTATGTCATTGCCTCATCTTTACCAAACCATTCATTTTTCTCTGCCCACGCTTGTGCTTTTGGATCGGGTGGTGGCGGTGCTTGTTGCTCTACAACAGGTAAAGCCGTCTCTTCTTTCAGCTCTTTAAATTTTGCTGCTTGTGCTTCTAATTGTTCTTTTTGAATCTTTGCTCTCTCAGCGTCAAGCGACGCTCTTGCAAGAATACTTTGTGCATCTGCTTGTGCGTTAACGTCTCCTTCTTCAATAGCTTTTCTAAGTCTTAATTTAGCTTCTTCAACTTGTGATGTCGAAGCCGTTTCCATAGTTGATGCGTAGTTTTGATTTACAGACTGTAGTTGTGTCTCAAGATCTGTTTGTTTGTTTTTTAAACCCGCTGCGTATTTTACAGCAGCGTCTTCTCTACGCTCTGCTTCACGTAGTTTACCAACGAGTTTAGCGATTCGTTTATTTACTTTTTCGCTATAATCGTCATGCTCACCTTTGTCCGTTGTCGGTTTTTCTTCTTCCGTTTTCTCTGGTTCGGGTGCAGCTTGTTGTTCTTCAACAACTTCTTGTTCTTCTTCAACGGGTGTTACTTTGGATTCTTTTAATTCAACATCAACGGACTCACCGCTGGTGTCAATAGGTACGAGTTTATCGTCCTGTATTTGTTCTTTTTGTGCCTCGGGCATGGTTCTTGATCTCCATGGTTATTTATTTGCAAGACCAACTACATATGTAAAATATCAGTTGGGTCTTGTATTATAGCAAGTATTTCATCATCATTCAAGAGTCTTAATTCACCACCATCAATTTTTAATCTTGACCCAGCGTAACGTGCAAAGATAACCCAGTCACCTTTTTTGCACCATGGACCTTCTGGAAACTTATTGACATCACCATACGCATCAGGGCCAGTGGACAACACATAGCCGCAAACGGTTGCTAGTTGCTCTCTTTCACGAGTCTGATCAGCTAAAATAATACCACCTTTACTCTTTTCTGCACCCATATATGGCAAAATAAGTATGCGCCAACCCGTTGGTTTTGGCAGTTTTTCGGCCACAGAAGTGTCAATATTGTCAGGATCTATGTATTTTGACTCTCTTTCGCCGTATATATCCTCGACTTCTTTCTGTTTTTGCTCTATTTCAGCCGCAGTTTTGCCTTTTTCTGCAATTTTTGCTTTTTCTTTGCGTCTGGCCTTCGCCATATGCTCTGGAAGTATTAAATCACTCATTTTTTTCTCCTTTGTCGAGTATTTCTTTAATTTCGTCTTCAATTTCTTCAAGAGAACGGTGTTTTCCAATCATAAAATTGTAATCTTGCTTCTCAGTAGTGCTCCCTTGCATAACAAATGTGGTAATTTGTTCTTTTTTGTCACGAATAAGACGTAAAATCTTATCGCCTAACCAAAGTCCGTCCATTTTTCAGTCTAACCTTTCTTTTTTTCTTACGTTTGTAGCTTCTTTTGCCGCCTTTACCTATGCCAACGGTCTTTCCACCTTTGACGCCTACTAAAGAATACACCATAAGCTTACAACTCTGATCTAATCTCTTTATATTTTTTTAATATACTACTTATCCCGCCATCTACAACATCAATTTTAGTTGTCGGATGCATAATATTTAATGGCTCATCCATAAACCCTATGAAACCGCCCATGTCTTTTTGAACACGTCCTCCTTGTCTGGCACTAAAGTAAGGATTTGACGCTGTTTGAGATAGTGGGTCGAATGTATAATTTGGCAATAAAGATTCTACCCCAAAAATACTATCTGCAGTAGTTGCACCTGGAGCTAAATTAATATCCTCCTGCGCAATGAACGGTTGAAAAAACGGAACGTTTAACATTCTTGAGTATTGATCAGTTAAAGATCCTGTCCTAGACACATCATAATCCATAGGAGTATAGCCACGATATCTTGGCAATGGGTCAGCAGGTCTGTTTAGTGACGCCATAGGTCCTGTAGTTACGACTGTGCCTAAAGCCTGTGCTCGTTGTAGCTCTGCTTGTCGTCGAGCTTCTTCGGCTGCTCTTTGCCTTGCTGCTTCCTCTGCATCTCTTCTTCTTTGTTCTTCAATAGCTGCGAGTCTCTGTTGCTCAGCAACTCTGGCTGCTTCTGCCGCTGCTTTTCTGGCTGCTTCTTCCGCTGCTTTTCTAGCTGCTTCTTCTTGTGCTCGTTTTGCCGCCTCTGCCGCTGCTTGTCGAGCCGCTGCTTCTTCGGCTGCTTTTCTAGCTGCTTCTTCGGCTGCTTTTTTAGCTGCTGCTTGTTGTGCCGCTTGCTGTGCTGCTTGTCGAGCCGCTGCTTGTTGTGCTTCTCTACGCCGTCTTTCATCAGCTCTTCCGCCAATCTCTCCTCTTCTACGCCTATCCATAGTCCGTTCATGACGTGTTTTTCCTCTTCTGCCACCCCTTTTTTGTCTGCCACCAGCGCCTCCTGGTCCTCGACTACCTGTGCCACGTTTACCTCCGCCATGGTGGCCTCTGTAACCACCTGGCCCGTCTACTAAACCTCTTTTATCTGGAAAATCCATTATCGTCCTCCTCGCATCATCATACTAAAAGGATTAGCATTTGTCATTGGATTAAAATTCATAGGCAGTGACGCAAGGCCACCGTTTCTCATTGGCTGAAAACCTCTTGTCGGTAACTGTTGACCATAAAAGTCTCTAAACGCAAGATCGTATCCTGGTATGACTGGCTGCGCTTCTATGGGTTGTTCTTCCATCGGTGTCTCTTCGCTTGGGTATAAAATTTCCATGACACTT